ATTAAACTTATTAGCTTCTTTCTTTGATATTGGAATACCAAGCTTTTCTCTTTCATTTAAAACACGATCATGCTCTTCATCAAAAGCTTCTTCAGCAGTCCACCATTCATTAATCATCTGTTGAGTTAATGGACCACCTTGTGAAGGGTCGTAGTTATCATCGAAGTACTTGACTATTTCTTCTTCAGTGAATTTAGTACCACCTTGTTTGATTCGTTCGTTTTCTTGAGCTTCTAAGTCATTGGTGAAGGTTCTACGATAATTTGATTCATTGGTTTCCTTTTCATCTAATGCTGTTTTTATTGCAATTGTTACTTCGCGTTTAGTCTCTGCAAACACTTTCGGCCATATATCTTTAACAGGTTCAAGTGGTGATCCTGGCTTAGAATGGTTTGGTAATTTATGATTTAGAAAAGAAAAATATTGAGATGGTTTAATTAAACCTGCTTTTAATAGTTCAACTGCTTTTTGATCATAAAACCTTACGCTATCTGAAATTTTAGAAATGAATTTACCATTTTCTAACTTTCCATGTTTACCTTGATTTATGTCTATTATACTAAAAACTTCTTCACCTGGATTTGTACCTTTAAAAGCAACAGTTAATTGATCTAATTCTTTTCTAGTATCATCTGCTTCCATTTTTTCGGCTAATGATCTTCTTTTCTCTGCTAATTTAATCGTTCCAAAATCTGTCAGTTCTTTTAATAAATACTTCTTTAGTATTCTTTTTGTAATACCATCTTCATCATAAAGACGGCGAGCTACATTCTGTTTAAATCTACGAACGATAGCTTCAGCTTCTGAATTACTATTTGCTTCTCTTAATTGTTTACTTAAGCCAGTCTCAAGCCATTCGCCCTCTAAATTCCTCGCTGTTTTTTTTGTAGTAAGTATATTTGATTCAACACCAGTTTTTCTTTTTGGAGTTTCTCTTCTTATATCTATTGCAGTAGTTTTATCACCATCTTCAAACTCTACTTTTCCAGATACTTTGTAATCTGTTTTTTGTTTATCATCTAAAATATTTATACCAATATCAGTTTCTTGGTCCTCCTCTATATCTTCATCAGGACCAAGTAAAGAATTTATTTCTTCATTCGCTATTTTATCTTGATCTAACTTATCTTTAAGTTGTTTAAGCTGAGTAGAAAATTGAGCACCTGCTAAAATTAAATCTAAAGGTACACCAGCGTTTTGAATACGTCTTTGATCATTAGCTCTTTCAGCTTGTTCACGTCTATCAAAACCTCTATTGATTTTGTCATAATCTCTTTCGAGAATGGAAGCATAATCAGGTGCTTCGTTGAATTGTAATACCATAGTTAGTTACCATCCTTTAGCAATTCCAGCAACTGCACTGGCTATCTTTAATCCATCCATTAACATTGCAGCTCCTACGTTCTGCATAACGGGTGCAGGTGGTGCCACATCAGCTACAGGTTGGAATGCTACCTGTGCAAACTGTTGATCTTTATAACCCTTAGCTTGCGCTGCTGCCTTCGCATTCTCTTGTGCAAGAGCTACATCATTCATTCTTAGTTTCCTACCAATATTAGATACTTCTCTTCCGTAAGCAGCTAAGTCAGTAGTTTTAATTCTTGCTACTGATCGACCTGTTCTACCACTAGCCATTAGCTTGGCAGATTTACTTTCATTTAGCAGTTCAGCGTACATATCTTGGTACTTAAGCTCAGCTTGTGCTCTCGCTTCTTGCCTCTTACGTTCGCTTTCGCCGTAAGCTGCCTGAGCTGCCATCTCTGCATTATTTGTATTGATATCATATTGAACTTGTTTCGTTTGATAGACATTTAGATCTTGCATCCATTGTCTTTCACGTCGTTCATTTTGATATGCGTATTGTCTTTTGGCAGCCTTGTTAGCTGCTTTCGCTTGCGCTCCTAAACACACGGCAAAACTCTATAAAGGATAATTTGTTTGGACCAAACTCAACTTCACGTAAAAATTTGAATCCAAGGAATTGAAGTAGCTTTAAATGGACTGTGTTGCGTTTATCAACAACATTCCACAGCAACTTATCGGGTTGTCTTTCTACATAACGTCTCGCTTCTCTAGCAAACGTTATTGGGTATTCGTGTATAGCGGGTGTACATAGCATCCAGATTTGACCTCCATGATCTACTCCAGCCATTCCGGCAGTCTTGCCGTTAGGCACTGTGAAATACACACAGGAGGGTTTCTGAACCGCATCTAATAGTGCTTCTGTTGCATCTATACCATGACCCTCTTCGACCTCTCTACGGTCCTCTGGACGTAGGTTAGAGGCTACTTCTTTAGCAGCCTCCAACGTTATTGGGTGAATAAATTTAGACACTTGAATAAAACTTATTTGTATAGTCTCCTTCCCATGTCATTGAGAACAATGTTAATGGTGTTGGGTGTTTGGATTTAAGTGTAAGTGTTGTATTTATATTTCTATCGTATATAGGTATAACTTTAGTTTGTAGTTGTTGTGTTGGTAGTTCACTTTCTTCAGAGTAATCAGCTATGACTGATTCATGATCTTCAGTAAAAGTTGGTTTACCTCTTCTTTTAAGTATTGTTTGATATAAACCAGACGCACCTAAATTGATCTTGTTTCTATGTAGAACTAATGAACCTCTAGTATCAGATCTAACTGATTCACCTTGTTGACTAGTTGGATATATCTTAGGAAACTCAACTTCCATTTCATACAATATACCTAATACAAATGTGGAACCTTGCCAGTTACCATCTACTACAACATTACTACCATTGATTGTAACCTCTGTATAACGACCAACTGGATCAGTACCACCAGTCTCATATAGAACCATATCACCACCTGCTGCCTCAGTAGTCCACCAATTAGTAGGTAATGAAAATGTAGTTTTATTGGTAGAAGCATTGTATGGTTCAACTTCACCAGTAACATCTGTTGTACCAGTTATTGGTGATCCACTACTGTTTAACCATGTAGATTGTACTTTAAATGAATTAGCGGTAAAACTACTTCCAAGAATTGTTAATTCTTCATAAGAATTAGAAGATGGTTTTACTTTAACTTTTTGACCTATAGCATAACCATGATTATTTAATGAGATAGTAGCAAATTGAGAATAACCTGCTTTACTCCAAGATACTCCTGTTGCATCTGGAGTACTTGGAAAATAATTACCAGGAGTAACTTCTGTAGCACAATCTAAATAGACTGGGTGTATATTTTCCTTATCAGTAGATGTACCAGTATAGGTTTGTAAAGTATCAGAATGTAGCTTAAGATCAAGCTTTATCAACATACATTTACCATCATCATCTAAAACTAGATATAATGAATCATCTATAATAAAATGATATTGAATATCCCAATGGAATTTCCAAGTAAACCAAGCTTGATGTACTCGCTTATCTGAAGTATTGAAAAACTTATAGCAGTATAAAGTTGTTTTATCTTTTTCACTTAACGCTACAAACCCATTCTCTTTAGATGCTGAAACTATATTTAGATTTTTATCTAGTAATTCACTGACAACTTTACTTTGTTCGATGACATCGGGTTCACCTTCCCTAAGAACCCTAGCCATCTCCATAAACCTACTATGTTGTCCTACATTATCTATAAAACCAACAGTAGTACCAAGTGAAAATGGATTAGTATTATGATTAAAGTTATAAGCTGATATGAAATTTATCTTAGCTGTTAAAGGACTTAGTATATCACTATCTGTAGTCAACATAAACTGTTGATTCTTAGTGAATAAAACTAGACCACTATTAACTTGAATTCCATCATAAACAATAGCTGGATATTCAGAACTACAGGAGATATCAATTGGATCAGTAGCTGTAAATGTAATAGCAGACTTAGACCAGAAATTATAGAAGTCTCCAGGTCTAGACATGATTACATTTTCATCACTAAGTATTACCAACCTGTTTCTAAAGAACAGCATCTTATTAATAGTCTTACCGATAAAACTAGGTTGAGGGTTAGTACCATCAACACTTGTATCTCCTACTTGAGCGTTATCCCATGTAATAGTTGAAAGTGTAAATGTACCATTCGCTTCTCTTACCAGTTGAAGAGGCATTGTACCTGCATCAAATGCAATATTAGTTCCTGGTTTAGCACATTCTTCCCATATACCTTCACCATCTCTATCGTTATTACCAAAGAATTTCACATAGTAATCATCTTCTTCAGCTTCACTATTAGATACCTTAACTACATAACCATGTTTACATTGTTTAGGTAGATCAGCTACATCTTTTACTGCATCAGTAAGTACATTTAGTAATTCCCCTACAGGTGTTGATATATTGAATGAATTAGAAGATCTAGTTATATATAAACCATTACCTATTTGTTGGACATTAGCATCAGTAAAGTTCCCAGTACCTACGATATCTGTCCTAATAGCACCTAATATACTTTCAGCAGTAACTGTTGTTTTAGTATCAAATGAAGTTGGAGTTGGTCGAATTAATCCAAGGTTAGCTTGTACTTTAGATTCACTAGTTTCTTCAATAATTACTTTATAATAACCATCTTTTAACCAAACATAAAAGTAGTCTCCAGTTAACCAACCTTCACCACCATGTAGTAAATCGTTTGTAGTTGTATATCTTGCTTGATATGTAGTTGTTTGGTTTTCACCACTACCAGTTGTATAAGGTACTGATTGACCAGTAGTTGTTATACGGAAGTAAAGGTTTGATCTTCCAGTTTGACCTGCTTGATTACTACTGTTATAAACACTGACAGTATAATTATATGCTGTAGAAGTGTTAGAAGAATCTGCCTTTACTCCACCAGCTGCACTATCGTCAGTAAGAGATGAGTTATGGTTTATAGAAAATATACGAGTACCTACATTAGGTGCATACGCATCTCTACCATCTCCAGAACTGTCATCACACCTAACCGTTGCTGAACTCCTACTTGCATGGTCAAGCATAAAACCATTTGCATCACAGTAGTTGTTACTTGATTTAACTAACTCAACTCTTATACGTGTAGCAGTAGTGACTGTAGTTGTAGTTGTATTATCAAATAGATTAACTGCATATTGATTAGCATAAGCTACTTTCTTTAACTCTATAAATGCCTCTGGTGGTCTAGTAGCTTCTGTAGTAGAAGACATACTAGTAGTCTTTGTACGATTAGTTATATAGGTAAAATCATTTAGAGTTAAAGTTTGAATGTCTTGATCAGCACTATGTGTTAAATAAGTAGCCATAGCAGAACTATTTCCACTGGAATTAACAGTAACAGGACTACCATCACTACATTTCCACATATTGATATCACCTGTTCTACTGATTTGACCTAAGTATTGTTCAGTCTCATCTCTGTAGTAGTGAAACCATTTACCTTGATCTTGAGAATCTGTAGCTGCACCTGCTGCATCTAATTGTTTAATAAATCTAGTTCCTGGTCTTTTAGATAAACCCTCTGTGATATCTGGAAATACATTTGTTGCTATATTAACCTGTCCAGGTACTTTAAATTCATCAGGTTGTTGAGATATTCCAGCTATATAAGAGGGTATTGTTTGAGTTACATTTGACATTATCTACTAAGTACAGAGAACGGTGTATAAGGTCTATATCCTGATTCATGTGGGATGTTAAAGAATGATGGATCTCCTTTATCACATTCATATTCAATACAAGATGCTCTTGATTTAGCTTCATCTTGTTGTAGTAGTTGTACTAGTTGTGCGTTAGATACTAGTTGTGTAGCTGCTCTTACAGCTGCTCTATAGGTTATATATCTTTGAAAGACATTTGGTAGATCAGCAAATGGATAAAGCGTTACTGCATCTATATAGACATCATTATCAAATTCATCTGTGTGATGTACAAGATCATATAGTCTTCCATTTCTAGTGACTACATCTTTTGTTCTATCAGATAGTCCATCATTCAGATCATACCTAAGAGTATTAGCAGGAAGTGTTACATGCTTATTAGCATCTGGACTAATTTTTATATGATTCTCAGTATTAAAATGCCAGCCTTCATTCTGTACATCCTTATTTACTTCATTGAGGATATTATATATAAATGATATTTCTGGATTCGTAAAGTTAAGGGTGGTTATTGGTGACTGACCGATGGCTCCCAGTATTGAATTGACTGCGGATAATTCGGTATCGAGTTCAGTTGTTGTGGTAGCCATAATTATATATAAAAAAAAAGGGAGCCATAAAGACTCCCATTACTTTGCACTATGAAAGTGCAGATGGTGCAGATGCTGTACCTGCATATAGTTCAACAGCAGCAGCTGGATTCAATGAATCAGCTCCCATTGCTAAACGACCAAGGATAACGTCACCCTGATAAATCACGGATACGTCACCACTGGTGATTTGTACTTGAGGACCAATAGCCTCAACAACACCTGCAGCTTCTTTCTGGAAGATCAAGCCACAGCTGTTAGCGAACTCAGTGCTGTTACCGTATGTGTTAACAGTCTTAGTTGCACTAGAACCAGCTCTTTCATCAGCAAGTGCTTCACCTACGAATGAACCAGTGTTACCAGGATCGGTAACTCCAGGGTTAGTTGCAGAACCGGAACCAAACTTAGTACCGTAGTTAGAGAAGAATGGGATGTTCATAGACTTGTAGATCTTAATGCCTGCAATCTCTACGATTCCATTACCTTTCTGACGTGAAGTACCTTGCTCGTCTCTATTAACTAGACCATTCTCACCAACCTGTTGGATTAGCTCATAGTACTGGCGTGGGTTAAGAACACCTACACGACCATCAGAACTAACACCTTTCTCATCTAGAGCAGCAGCTGCGTCATAGAAAGCGTTAACTAGGTTAGTAGCTGAGTAAGCATCAGATGCGTTTGTAGTTGTACCTACACGTACCTGAGTACCACCTGGCTCAACGAAGTTAGACTTAGTGATAGGTGATGCTAATCTTGCAGCCTTAGTTATAGATCTGAAGATTTTTCTGTCATATTTTTCAGCGAGTGCATATCCAATCTTCTTAGATATTTCTCCACGAAGCTCATAATGAGCAAGTGTTTCATCTAGCTCGTACACGAAAGCTGAACTGATTAGTAGATCGTCAACAGTTATTGTTTTCTCTGCTACTGGAGGTGCACCATCAGAGTTACCGAGGATGCTTTGACCAGGAACATGGTACTCAGCTGTTGTTCTACCTGTGAAGATAAACTGAAGCGACTTACCGTTCTTAAGAGTTCTCTTCATAACAAGATCCCTAGCAATTGTATTGTTTTGGAATCCTTTGAACATCTCTCCTGAGAACAATTTAAGATATAGTGCTCTCTTATCTCCTGCACCATTAGCCTGACCCAGTTGGGTAAGATCTGCTAATGGCTCATTACTATTTTGATGTGCCATTTATCTATATTTAAAAATGTTTGAGGGTATAAATCATCATCGCGCGCAAATTAAATTAATCATTTCGTGGTCTATCCCACCGTCTAGACGGCTAATAGGTATCCTGCGTACAGGGCTAAAAGCCAAATTAGGATGAGGTCCGACACTGAGGTGCCTCATCCCTGTGATATTGAAGATGTGCTGCTTCAACCAAAATAAAAAAGGATAGCAGTCCGAAGACTACTACCCATAATTCATTAATCTTTTTCACTAGGTTCTGTTTCTGTTGTTTCTTCTTTATGCTCTTCCTTCATATGCTCTTCTAGTTGTAGTCTAGTGAGCTTTGCTGGATTACCAGATGATTGATGAGACATTAGAAAGAGAACTTAGCTCCTAGTTTTGTACCGTATGTGTTATCAGCGTCTTCCACTTGTGCGAAAGATACTTCACCATAGAGACCAAGTTTATCTGTAGCAGAGACAGAAGCACCAAGCTTCCCAGAGAAATTAGACTCAGAATCAACGCCATCAGTAGCATTGATCGTCTTACCACCTTGTACATAGTAAGCAAGGTCGCCGATATTATTCTCGTAACCCACGTGTAGATCAGTAGATCTAGACTCATAATCAGAGCCAGTGTAGTTAGCATTAGTTTCTACGTTCACATATGGACCAGCCATTGCAGGTGTAGAAGCAAGGGTGGTTACTAGAACAAGTGCAAGTTTTTTCATTAAATTAAATAGTTTTAGATTTTGTGTAAGCGATGCCGCGATACTTGTAAGTAACTTTGATAGTCATTGAATAACTCCAAGTACCTAAGCCCCGTTCCATGCTTAGGTTTCATGCGTCCCGTAGGATGAACGGAAGTATCGTTAGGC